AGTGCCGGCGCGAGCCTCACCGATTCGTTTCGTGAGCTGCCCGATACCTTTGCCTAGCTGCTCGGTGGACACTCCCGCGAGATTCGCCTCTACGTTCCAGCGCTGCAATTCACCGGCCCCGAACTGCAACTGTTTCGACTGCTTTGCAATCGCGTCGGCGGCATCTACTGCGCCTTGTGCAAAGCGCGCGAACTGGCGCACCAAGAGCGCGCCGGCCAGAGCAGCCGCGGCACTGCGCAATTGGCCGAACTGACGGTTGAGGTTGCGCGTCTCCTTCTGCACAGCCCGCATGGCGCGAGCCTGCTGCGCCGATGCAGACTGGATCGCAGTAGTCGCCTTGCCAAGATCACGACGGAACGCGGCGGATTCGAGGCGAAGATCAGCGGTCAGTGAACCAATCGAAGCCACTGTATTACCTCGGCTTCGCCAGTTTGCGCGCCTCGCGCGTAATGCCGCGCGCCAGCACCTTGCCCATTTCGCCCAAAGCGTTCGCGGCCTGTGAATCCAGCGCCGGACGCATGAACGGCTTGGCGGCGGTGCGCGCGGTACCGAACTCGACCAGATGGGCGCGGCTCGATGGACTGCCAGGAGCGTCCTTGTCGAACCCGATCAGGATCACGCGCTCGTCCTCGCCGGTGCGGCGCTGTCTTTGCGCGATAATCGAATCACGAAGCCGCCCCGAGCGCACCGGCACAAGGCGTTTCGCTTCATCAACGATCGGTTTAGCCCCAGCACGTAACGCCTGATCGGCTACGCGCGATGCAACCTGCGGGCCGAGCTTGTTCAATAGCTCGTTCATTTCCTTGGCGCCGCGGATATCGAACTTAACCTCGCCGGCCATCATGCGTCCTTCTTCTTGATGCGATCGCCAAACGCTGCCAGGAACTCGGCGCGTATCCGCTTCGGGTCCATGTCGGACTTGGGCTGTTGCCTGCCCGGCACGAAGTCGAGAGGCGAGGAGGGCTTCGCGCCTGCCTTGCGGTTTGGTGAGACGTTAACGATGGTGGACGCAACGATCCCGGTGCGCAGGAAGTCGATCTCAGATCCCCACGGCTCAAGCTCGTAGAACATGGACCATTCCATCAACTGGCGTTCGCTGAGCGCATCCTCTAGCGCGTCCACATCCGTCCACCCTAGCGCGAGCGCGAGACGGTACAAGAACCGCCGCCGCAGATCGCGCTTTAGGCGTTTCCCGAGTCGGTGGTGTCCGTGATGACCTTGACGACCTGCTTGCCGATCTGCGCGAGCAACGGCTCATCGCACTCCAGCAGCTCTTGCTCGCCCCCCGGGAAAGCCGCGCTCCCGTCCTCGTTCTGGCAGGACGCAGCGAGCAGGGCGATCATGTAGGCATCCTCATCGAGCGCGCCCGGCTGGTCGAGATCATCCGGCGTCTTGCCATCGCGCAAACACGACGTGCGCAACAGCCTGCTCTCGCGCGCCGAGAGGAGGCGCACGTACAGATCAGGCATCCCTGCAATCTCGACCTTGAATCGCTTATCTGCTCGCTGCTTTGCGGCTTCGGCGAAGGTCAGTTGATTCTTCGCTCTCATCAGGTGAACGTCAGATCGCCGGTCGGCTTGATCACGACCGGGTACATCAGGACGTTATCGATCTCGATGCCCTCGATCGCGAAACTCAACACCTGGGCATCGAACGTGACCACCGTAGCGGGAGAGTCGGGGAACGTGACCCGGAACCCGACCGCATCCTCGGAGATCACGTCGGCCCGCAGCGCCGCGTGTGTCGCGTCGTCCGGGTCATACTGAAGATTGATCGTGATCTCGTTGCCGTCCTTGATCGCCTTTTTGTACTCGCGGGCGGTAGACAGCAGGTTAGTGACGTCGATCAGGCCGCGCGTCTGGCCAAGCGACGTGATTCCCGTCGCCTGCGGGATCGTGGTGTAGGTCAGCGGAGAGTCGCTGTTACTGCGGGCAACGATTGTGCCACCGGCTACGTAGACGGTCATTAGGTAGGCTCCTGCATCGGGACTGCTCCGCCATCACGGCGGTGCTTGTCAGCGCTTGCCCAAGGCGCGGAATGGGGCGTAAAAAAACCGGCTCGGGGCCGGTTCGTTTGTTGATGTCGTGCTCGCGCTACTACTCGGTGTGCGTCACCATGTAGTCCTGCGAGATTCGGAAGAGATTTACCTCGTCCTCGTAGAGATCGCGCTCGTTATCCAGTCGGATCGCGACCTTGAGCGTTGCGAGTTCTCCGACGAATCCGTTCAGCGAGATGCGCACCGCGGCAGCCAGCGTTTGCGCGCCGAGATAGGTAACCGACCAGCAGTCATATTGTATGCGCGCCCGCCCCCACTCGGTGGCGTCGTTCAGCCGCTGGATGCGCGGGCCGCTAATGCGCTGGTACGTGATCGCCGGTAACGTCGGATCTTGCGGCAGAAACAGCGCGTAGATGCGCGTGACGCTCCCGCTCTTGGCCAGCGCCGCGATCGTCGCGTCTGCAACGAGGCGATCCCTGATCTCAGTCTCGATGCTCACGGCAAGGCCGCCGGATTGATGGCCTCGGCCGACACCTCGACCCAGCCCTGCCGCTTGTTGTCAGCGATGCCGATGATCGAATACGTCGCGCCGTCATCAATGATACGCATTTCCTCGTGCAGCCCTGACAGGTAGCGCATCCGATACACGCCGGCCCTGGCTGCGAAGCGTTGATCGGACGAGAACCGCTCGCTGCCGCGCACGTCCTTTCGACTCGCCCACACAGACGCGAAGGGTTCCCAATACTCGATCTCTTGCCCGGACGCGTCCTGAATCACGCTCGCGTGCTGAATCGTGATCCGCCTGTCCAGATTCCCAGCGCGCATCAGGCAGATCCAAGTAGGCGATACGGCGCGAGCAGCGCATCAACCGTCATCGGCATCGGCGAGACGCTGGCCCCAACGGTCACGGTCTCCCGATGCTCGTACAGGTCCGAGATCAGCAGCATCAGCGCCGCCTTGATCGACTGCGGCACGCCGGCAGCATCCTGCGGGCTGTTGCCGCTGTCGTATCCGCACAGCATGCGGATGGTCACAGCATCGCACTGGTCACGGGCCGTCGGCCAGCTCGCGTCGTAGGCGAGCAGCAGCCGCGGGCGCCATGCGGTATCCGCGCTCAGCGCGTAGTCGCTATCGCTCATCACCTGCGTCGCGCCGTCCGAGTCCACGTAGGACACGGACACCACCGAGATGATCGGCGGCAGGCGCAGCGCGATCTCGCGGCAATGCGGGAACCTGTCAACCGTCATGTCCCACGTCTGGGGCACGAGACAGCGGCCGAGGATGCCGTCGCGCCCATCCAGTCGGGACGTGGCCGCGTCGATCAGGGTCAGGATGTGGGCCTTATCAGGCGGCTCGATGCCGTACTGGTTCAGCGAAACCCTGAGATGATCCCAGACGGCGACCTCGCTCACAGGCGTAACGGCGGGGGCGGTGATCAGTGTCAGCGACATGCTCTCAACGCCTCCCAGGCCGTGCCATCGGTCAGTTCCTCGCGCGTCCACTGCGTCCAGGCCAGCGCATGCGCCCATTCCGTGCGGTCCAGCCTCACGATCTCGTCCAGCGCATGCCCGGCCACCGGCCAGCACATTGCGCCAGCATCCAGCGCCACGGTGGGTACGCCAGCGCACACAGCCTCAATGCCGGCCGTGCTGTTGTACGTGACGGCCAGGGCAGCCCCTGACAGCGCGTCGTCCAGCGTCCCGGGCACCTGGACAGCCCCGGCCGGGCAGAAGCCGCCTCCGGCCAGCGGGTGCGGCCTGTAGACCACCGCGCGGCCAAGCCCATGCAGGGCGTCCGTCGTGCGCTGAGCCCACGCCTGCACGTCCAGGCCGTACAGCGCGGCATCACCCGCCACCTGGCCCAGCACGAGGGCGTAGCGGCCACCCTGGCGCCACGGACGCATGCTGTGGCGTGCAGCCCACCGCTCGCCGGCATCGAGGCAGCCGGGGTAGGTTCCGCGCCCTGCAAGCCCGTTCCAGCCGCAGCTCGTGTACAGCCTGCGGTCGCCGACGTGGCCACGCTCCATCACCAGCACGTCGCGGCCCCGGTACTGCTGGCCGATGCGCCAGCCCCAGCAGACGACGGTATCCGCGTCCGCTGCGGCCTCAGTGCCGACATGGCAGGGCTCGTGCCGCTGGATGCCCTCGGCCATCAGCGTGCACAGCTCGAGCTGGTGCGGCACCTCGGGGCGCAGGACGACGGCGATCACGGCTGGTCGCGCTGGTACGCGACCAGCCGCGCGTTCATCCGCTTCGCCATGTCGAACGCCTCGGCAATCAGCGCCATCATCACGCCGTCGCCTGCGTCACGGGCCAGCACGTACGCCTCGCGGTGCACGTCACAGATCGTACGCTCGGGATTGCCCGGGGCCTGCTTCCGCTTACTGAGGCTGCGCCGGATGTCATGCTTCACGGCGCCAGCACTTGTTCTCGTGCCGCTCCCAGCCGGGCAGCAGCTCATCGAGCACCCCGGCAACCTCGGGGCGCTGCCAGTCGTGGCCTGTGAGCCACCCGCCGGCGCGCACCTTCGGCCGCCATGACAGTATGTCCGCTCGCACCGCGCTGGCCCGGTGATCGCCATCGATGAAAACGAAGCTCAGGCTACCGTCCGCCACGAGGCCCGCAGCCGACACGCTGTCCATGTGCAGGATGCGACAACGCGCGCCGTAATTACGCGCTCGCTCCGTCACCATGCGCGCGCAGAACTCGGGTTGCATGCGGGTGTAGTCGTCGTGCCCCGGCTCGCCGGTGTCCGGCACGACCTGCCACTGGTCTACCCCGATCATGTCCACGCCGGCATCGAGCAGGTGGAACAGCGTCCAGCCGCGGGCAACGCCGATCTCGGCGCCATGCGTCCATTGCAGTTCGCGCGCCCAGCATGCCAGCGTCTCCCACTGGCGCGTCTTGCGGCGCGGCCACTCCTCGGCCTCCCAGAAGCGCAGATCGCGCAGCCATTGCTCGTAGGTCACAGCAGCGCCCGCACGCTCGCCGGGTACTCGCCACGGTACGGCGCGACCGGATGGCGGCGTGCCGCGATGTTCTGGAAGTGCGGCATTTCCTGCCAGCCCTCTGGCCACTGTGCGGTAGCGGACGCAAACGACTTGCGCGCCCACTTGAAGTGCAGGAACGCCGGGCGCCCGAATGCGTCCTCGGCATCCGGCACGCCTCGTAAGCTCTGCGTCATCGCGCCCTGCAAGTAATGCGTGCCGGCCAGTCGATAGACGCCGTTGGTGCGGCACTGCGGGTGGCAGCCGATGTGCCGCAAGCTGTCGCCGACGATATCCACGCCCTCGAACCGGATGCGGTCGCGGCCTTTGCTCATGAGCCGTCGGATCTCGCCGCCGAGCCAGTCCATCGCGATCATGTCGCCGTCCCACTTCAGGCCGTGCGTGCGCGTCGCCTTGCTCGCCGTGAAGTTGTACAGGGCCGCGCTTGATCGCGAATCGTCTGCACTGATGGCGTCGTGTCCTGGCCCCATCGGCCAGATGCGATGCGGGTAGTCGTACACCCGCGCATGCGCGTGCTGCGCCACGAACTCGGCCACGATCTCGGGCGTGCGGTCGATACAGGTGTTCGTGACGATCACGATCTCATCGCACCAGCCGGCGATCGACTCAAGAGCCAGCCCGCACCATGCCTCCTCGTCTCTCAGGCGGACGAGGGCGGATAGGCCCGGAATCAACTCAGCACCGCGCGCACCCGCTCCGCAAAGGCCCGCGTCGTCTCCCGGTGCAGCGCCAGCGCCTCAGGGTACGCCTGCGCCTGCTTCGCCGCGTCGCGCCAGTCCGCGCCCCGCTCGCGGCTGCACGCTGGCGGACAGTGGAAGCCGTAGAACTTCGAGCTGTACGGCACGCACACCACGCGCCGGCCGAGCAGCGTCGCGAGATAGACGCCGTGGTAGCTATCCGTCAACACCACCGCGCCCGACGCCAGGAACGCGATGATCTCCGCGAGCGGCCTGTCGTTGGTCAGCGTCGGCAGTTCGTCGCCGGCCACGGGGTAGCGGGTACGAATCGACGTGCTTGCGTTCAGGAACCGCACCGCCTCGCGTGTCGGCTCCGGTGGATCGTCCAGCAGCGGCGACATACAGGACACGCACGGCGCCCAGGTCTGCGCGGCCTCGCGTTCCGGCGTCCACTCGCGCACCCCGAGCAGGTCAAACCCTTCCGGGTCCGGCCACGGCTCGCTCTGTCCGTGCCGCGATGAGCCGATGCCCCACGCAATGAGCGCCCCTGTCGGAAGCCACGGGCCGTGCTGCAACCAGTTCGTCATCGTGCCGCCGCCGATGATGGTCGGGCCGTCCGGCAGCGGCTCGGTGTAGTCCAGGATCTGGTGCTCTCCCAGATCGAAGTAGTCAGCAGGACAGGACGCCAGATCGCCCGTGTTGCGCGGGTCGCGGATGTGGACGAACGAGATCAAACCACATCCTCCAGCCGCGGCCTCCAGACGATCTCGACCTCGCCGTGTCGCTCCATGTAAAGCACTTCCTCGCCATCGCTCGTGATCATCACATTGCCATCCGAATCGAGCGCGGCACAGATCGCGATGCCTAACTCTTCGTCTGCCGTCACGCAATGAAATACAGGCTTACCGTCCACAAACACATCGGCTATCGGGTAATGCCCAGGCCAGCCGGGATCGTCCTCTAACACCGATAGCCTCACAGCACATCCTCAATCCGAGCCATTGGAAAGCATGTCAACGCGCTGCCCGGCGTGCAGTTGATCACTTCGACGCCCTCGCGCTCCAGGTCGGCAGAAAGCGCGGTGAAGTTCTCAGCCCACCCGCGCAACGTCCCCTGATCTGGATTGATCAGAGCCGGCGGGTGCTTGCCATGCCAGTGCACAGCACCACCCCGATAAGCCATGTCGTAACCCAGCAACAGGATTCGAGATGCCCCGAAGTGGTAGGCGAGATTGATCGCCTGATAGCCGCTGTTACCGCCCTGGTGAATCAGCCGCGGATTGCGCGACAGTCCGGGGCGATCGGCGCTGTGCACCCATTGCAGCGCGTAGCGTTGCGCGCATTCGAGGTAGGGCGGATCCTGCTTTCCCTCGGCCGACAACGGCACCGCCGTCCATCTGTCACCGCTAAATTCCGGCGCTCCGTCATGCAAAGTCCACCATGCGTAATCGCACGCATACAGCACATCAGCCCACGGCGCGAGCTGGTGCGTGGTGTTGATCGCTATGACTTTGGCGGCCTGCCTCGCAGTCTGTGCGTCGTCAGCGTTTGCGCTGGGGCCGCTGGCGAGGATGGCGACGGTTTGTCCGGGCCAGATTCGCGGGACAAAGGGCCTTTGTGCTCGGGCGCCTCCGTCGCCTTGTTCTCGGGTGCGCCGGATTTGACGTGGCCGAGCTTGGTCGCGTTCTCGGCCTTGAGCTGGGCCTGCGCGACTTCCGGTGATAGATCTTCTGGGATGCGGTATCTGCCGGGCTGGTGCAGCACGCCCCTGATACGAAACGTCGCGAGTACTTCGATTAGGTAGTTCATGAGACCTCTGCCTCGTAAAACTCAAGAATCTCCAGCGCCCACGCAACCAGCTCCTGCGGACGTTGGCCGGAAGGCTGCGAGGAAACCCATAGCTCTAGGTTGTCGATTCGGTTGTCGTCGCGCACACCATTGATGTGGTGCACGTTTTCGTTCTTACGGAGCTTGCGCCCTAGGTGGGCTTCCATGACGAGGCGATGCGTGCCGATCTGGCGCTGCTTGCCGTTTACTGTAACGCTCGTGAAGTGGTAGCCGTTCGCTGTCGTGCCTTCGCCGTACTTGCGGTTATTCAGGTACTTCCCACCCAGAGGATCGCCATATATGCGCAGCCGTCTGGCGTGGTTCTGACACAACCCCTTGCAGTTCTTGGGATTGTTACAACCGGGCACGTCGCAGATGCCGAACGTTTTAGATGCGTCCCCGCGATCTATGCGGTTCGGATTTTCACGCAGCCATCTCCTGTAACACGGCGGGCATCGGCTACGCGCGTGTGCCGACCTCGCGCAACCCTCGACGCAACATGTAGACTTGTTGGTAGCCATTGACGATCCCCCTTGATCGTTGGTGGTTAGGAGCCCGACGGTGTTAGCGCGCCGCCGGGCTCCGTCATCTTAACTTACGACAAGGTGCATTTCAGCCACTTGATTGCATCGTTGTTGAGCACGATCCCGCCCTCGCGGCGGCGGATGTAGAACCGCACGAAACCGACGTTGGTCACGTTGTCGCGGGTGATGCGCATCCCGACCCGATCCGCCAGCACGTAGCCGCGGCGGAAGTCGCCGAAGCCGATCGGAAGCGCGTTCGTCGCGATGTCCGGCAACTGCTCCCACGTGCTCACCGGGTAGCCCAGCAACCGATCCGGCTGGCCCATCTGCATCCCGGGCTGCCAGTGGTAGTTACCCTGGCCGTCCTTCATCTTGCGCACCGCGGCCGTGGTGTTGGAGTTCATGACGAACGTGCCATTGCTCCGATACCTGCTGTTGAGCTTGTAGATCAGCGTCAGCAGCGAATCCGACAGCACCTCGGCAGCCGCCGGGGAACTCGCGGTCAGCGACGCCACGAACTCGTAGACCGCAGCCGCACGCGGCGGCGAGTTGAAGTCAGCAACGGCAGTCGGCGCGGTGTCGTGCATGCCGGTTGGCTTGCTCGTGCCGTCGCCATCGATGACCGCCTGACCCTCGGCGATGGCGAACTCCTGCGCCACCTCCTCGGCGAGCCACGCCTCGACGTTGAAGAACATGTCGTCGAGCGCCCACTCGGACGCTTGGGGGTACGCATACAACTCCCCGAAGGTCGGCGCGACCTCACGGAGTTGGCTGGTTGCGGTCGCGCTGCGGGTGCCGGACTCGCCGATCCATCCCGCCGTGGTGCCCCTGATGTTGACCAATTCCTTGTAGTCGGAACTGCCGGTCTGCACGACCTTCACCAGATCGCGCACCGGGGAGAACTTCTTCTCAAGCCGCTCGATCTCGCGGGCCAGTTCCTCTGGCACCGCATGCCCACCGCCAGCAGCAGACCCGATCGTGATGTCCTTCTTCGCCAGATCCTGCATCTTCTGCTCATCGAGCGGCGACTGTCCCTTGTGCCGGACCCACTCGAGAAAGACGCTCTTGTACTCGTCCTTGATCTTCTGCTCGGCAGTCTTGCCGGGCGTGGCGGCGCGCGTCTCCAGCTCCTCCAGACGCTCGCGGTTGAGCTGCATCTCGACTTCCAGCGCGCGCTTCAGCTCGCTGAACATCTTGACGTCGGTCTCGATCTTGCCGAGCTTCTCGCCAAGCTCGGCGGCCTTCGCCTCGTTGCCATCCTTCACGGCCTTGAGCCGCTCATCGTTCGTTGACTTGAAGGCGTCGAACGCCTCGGCCTGCTTGTCGATAGCGGCCTTAATTTCCACGAAAGTACTCATGGCACTTCTCCTGCAATGGGATTCGCGCTGTCATCACGACAGTGCTTTGGGATGCGGCTATTGCCGCGATGGGTGTTTGCGTTAGCGCCTGAAGGCTTCGCGCACGATCGATCCCGTGCTGCGCTCTAGCGATTCGAGTAACGCCTTCGCCTCTGCGTCGATGTCATCGGCATCCCACCGAGGCTCGTCCGGCATCCCACCGGGTTCGCCACCATCGAAAATCTTTGCAATCAGTGTTCGCGCGACGTTCTTGCTGCAACCGGCAGAGCGCAAGCTGCGCTCGAACTCGCGCTCTGTCGGGATGTACTCGCCGGCCGAAGAGAGCCGCGACTTCGCGGACTCGATCTGCGCCAGCGGATTCATCGCCAGGGATACGAGCGAGACCTCCCACAGGTCGATCTCTTTGAGCAGCCGATTACCGTCGTCGTCGAAGTCGGCATCCTTGATCTGGTAGCCGATCGACAGCCCGCGCACCGCCTTCATCTGCGCTAGCGTGCGCATCTCGTTGCCAAGCTGCGTCGGCGCAAGCTCGCCCTTGAGCGCAAGTCCGGTCGTGTCCTCGCTCATCTCGCGCCACGCTCCGGGAACCTGATCAGGCTGGTGCATCCAGAACATTTGCGGCATCGTGCCAGCCTTGCGGTGCGCAGCCAGCGAACGCTTGAACGCGCCGGGCATGACGATATCGCCGCCCAGGTCGACGTTGCCGAATACCGAGCCGTGCCCCTCCAGCTCGCGATCGTTCAGCGCCTTGATTTCGAGCGGAACCGTGATGTGCTGCGTCATTCGTCGTCACCTTCTTCGGTGCTTGCGCCCGGCTGTGTGCCTGCCTGTGCGCTCTGACCGCTGGGGCCTTGTCGCCAATATTCATCGCCGCCGTCATCGGATGAGATCGGATTCATGTTCTCGTGTTCGCGCCAGTCGTTCGCGCTGACGACGCCGGCCTGGCGCATGATGTTCAAGCCCTCCTGGCGTGACTTGAAGTCACCGCGCAGTGCGCCATCCACGTTGAACCGGATGACGATGCCGGAGCGTCGATCCTCATCGGTCAGCAAGTCGCGCTCGAGTGCCGC